CCCTCCCTCCCTCCCTCCCAGTTGCTCAAGCGTGATTACCTGCGTCATCTGGCCATGAAGTATGCTGGCCGCTAATGGGCGTGAACCAATCAGAAATTGATGCTGTACGAGAACTTTTTTCTACGCTTGGAGGCACATCGGGTGCCCCATCTGGACAAACAGCCGACCAAAAGCTGATTCAACAGATGGCTGCAAATCGTGCCGTAAACGCAAAAACCGCAGCAGGCTCAAGTGGTACGACCAGCATCACCTTGGCTACAGGTCGGCCTCAAGATCCGTTGTGGTATTGGCGCGAGAAGAACCTTCCGTACGACGTTTGGAAGCCCGAAGAGCTAGAGAAGGTTCGTACGTTCAGCCGTTTGCTGTACGTCACCCATCCGGTGATGGGCAGCGCAGTAGACATCTTCACGCACTACCCACTGGCTGGCATGGAGATCACATGCGGAAAAGATGCCAACCTTGCAGAGTTCTACAACGACCTGTTTATGGATCAACTTGGTTACGAAGAGTTTCTTGGTGACTGTGGTCGTCAGTACTGGATCGACGGCGAAGCCCTTGTTCTTGGCAGCTTCAACGAGTTAATGGGTGTCTGGGATGCCGACGAACTCGTGCTTCCAGAGGATGTCAACATCATCCGCTCGCCGTTCCTGAAAGAGCCACGTTTTGAGATGCGCCTGCCTGAGCACATCCGAACGATCATTCAGAACAAAAAGCCGGAGCTTGAATACCGCCAGATCATCGAAAGCTACCCAGAGCTAGTCTCGTACGCTCACGCCACTTCTGGTCAGGCAAGCGACGACCGGATGCTGATTCCGGTGTCAAACATCTTGATGCAGCAGATCAAGCGCACGGGTGATTCGTTCCACACTCGTGGCATTCCGATCATGACACGCGCATTTCGTGCGCTCGCACAAGAAGAGCAGCTCAACGCCGCTCAGGATGCCATCGCATCTCGCTTGTACACCCCGCTGATTCTTGCCAAGCTAGGAGCGTCGGCTCAAGAGTTGGGCACCTCAACTCCGTGGGTGCCCACACAGGGTGACCTTGATGCGTTCATTGTGGATGTCAACGCAGCCCTCTCTGCTGATTTCCGGTTGATCGTTCACCACTTCGCTGTGTCAATGGAGTCGGTGTTTGGCAGAGAGAACTTCCCTGACCTTCAGGCCGATTTCGATCGCCTCACTGAGCGTCAACTGCAAGCCTTCGGTATTTCCAAGACGATGCTTTCCGGTGCCAGTTCCGGTGAGACGTACGCAGCGGACGCTCTCAACCGAGATCTTGTCAGCCAGCTTCTGACTCGTTATCAAAAGCGGATGATCAAGTTCTTCCGTAAGCGCGCAGCAGTCGTTGCTGACGCACAAGGGCATTACGATTTTGAGCGCAAGGGCGGTCGCCCAGTGCCAATCATGGAAGAAGTTTTAGAGACCGACGAAGAGACTGGCGAGCAGCGCATCGTTGAGCGCCCAAAGCTTTTGATCCCCGACCTAAAGATCCGTTCTATGAACATCAAGGACGAGGACAAGTTCCACGACTTCATTGAGGCGCTGCAATCGTCAGGTGTTCCGATCTCGATGAAAACCCGTTTGACCAATGTTCCGATCGACTTTGAGGAAGAGATGATCGCGAAGACGGCAGAGCAGGTTAACTTGGCAGTTGCCAACCAAGAGGTGCGCAAGAAGACATACATGGCTTTGCGTGCCGCAGGTTTGCCAATTGCTCAGGATCTGCTGGACGACTTCTCACCAAAGTTCTCCGAGTCGCAGAAGGCGGCAGACGAGCCAATGCCGTTGGACACCCTTGGAGTGGCTGAGCCTCCAACCACGATGGCTATCGCTCCATCGCTCAATGAGCTGGATGTCACTGACAGCAACGATCCGCATCCAAACGATGGCCAGATCTCTGACGTAGTGTCGCTTCCCCGAAATCAACAGTCAGTGATCGATTTGTCTCGCCCAGCCGAATCTGATGAGATGCGCGCTGATATGCCTAAAGCATCCAGCCGTCTTTCTGCACTGATGCCAGAATCAGACGCTGAAGCATGGTTGGCAAGCTGCGAAAAGGTGGCATGGATTCCTCCATCAGATGGCGACATGGACAGCCCCGATCCAATTCAGATGCCGGTGCTTGGTAGTTTCAGGACACGCCGAAGCGGTATGCGAGACCCTGCGATCTTCTACCGTGGTGGCGATACGGAGCCTGTCAGCGGCTGAATGAGTCCCACTAAATAGTGATGAAGACCTTTCTCCCCCAGCATGTGGCTGGCACCCCAACGGTGTTGACAGACACGACTGGATACTGGTTGTTCTCTCCCGGAGAGCGTGTGACCACGGTTGATGGTGCAGGGGTCGTTACTGATGTTCTCGATGGTCCATTTCCATCGACCGAGGTCTACATCATTGAGCTAGACAACGGTCGCGGCGGTGGCGAATACCCATCAAGCCAGATCCTTGGAAGCCTCAGCGTCACAGCTCGACGTTACAGCGATACCCCACTGTCATGCGATAAGTGCGGTAGGACAGCAACCACCTCGATGTCAGGTGGTCGTGATGGCCATTCGATGCTGTGCCCAACGTGCAAAGACGAGCGCACCAGCAAGACAGCGATGCCAGCCGAAGCTTCTTCTGAAGAAATCACCGACATGCTTCTTGCAGAGGCGGCGCGCGTGGAGCCGAAGGTAACTTCGGACATGAAGAGGATTTCCACCAGCCAAGGCGGGGCGCTCAGAGGCATCGATGCCCGCCTAAAGACAAAGGAATCATTGCTGCGTAAGGTAAAAGACCGCTATGACAAGCGTGGCTTGCGTGGAGATGCGCTCTTTAATGCCATTCAAGATGCGTTGCGGTTCACGATCATCTTGCCGGTAGATATTTACGCCGTTCAGGTACAACTGATTCTGGACAAGCTGGAAGAGGCTGGCTACAAGCCGGTCAATGTGGACAACTTTTGGCTAATCAAAGATGATTACAACGGAATCAACTGCAACTTTACGATTCCCGGCTCAGTACTGATCTTTGAGCTTCAGTTCCATACTGACGCATCGTTCCGCCTTAAAGATGAAGTGCTTCACGACATCTTTAATGAGGTTCGTGAGTTCCCCTCGTCGCACCCAATGAAGAAGATCTTCTTTGATGTGATGACCAAGTACTGGGATTTTGTCAAGTCGCCGTCTGGAGTGAACGACATCGGCACCCCACGGTGGCACGATGCTCCCCAAAAGAACCCGAACTGGCACGGATATTTCAATAACTCATTCCCGCTCTCTGTCCCTGAATGGTTGCGCACGGCGCGTCTGATCTCGTACAGCGTGATGCAAGGAATCGGGATGAAAACAGGTGCCCGAGCTTCGCTGCCTCTTCTCTCTCCTTTGGAGGCAGCGGAGCAAGGGTTACACCTCGCATCGATGGATTACCCAGAGATGGGCGACATTTTGTGGGATCGCCCCGACTTGATCGAGATCAGCCAGCCCGGAGTTATGCCGGTGCGCCTGTCAAGCAGGACTGCTGGCCAGATTGACATGGACATCGATGCGGTCAACCCAGTTGGTGACACGACTCGTGACAAGAATCAGCCGTTGTGGTGGAGAAAGATTGTCGGTCCGGCAGTTGATCGCTTCAATCAAAAACTTCCCGGTAAGTACCGAGTCACTGATATCTCGACGCTGGATACACCCGACTGGTGCCGATTCAGGACTCATGAAGCGCGTTGCATGTTTCCTCGACTGCTGGATGAGCAGGGGACAAAAGAGGCGGGTTACTCCGTTTGGATTCCCGAAGACCGTGGTGCATGCACCCGATATTTGTGGCAGTCGCAAAAGGAATGCAAGATCAGTGAACCGGGACCGTTCAGCGGCGAGCTAGTCGTGTACCCCGATGCAACTGTCCCGTGGGATGAAGGAGGCCAGCGTGTCTCCATCAAGACATCAGCATGGGCAGATGTTCGCCGTAAGGCAAAGGAAATCCGTAAATCCGACGGTGTACACATTATTTCTTCTACTGGTCAGTCGGTGACAGCGCAGATCCGTGGCAATCACGGTGTGTACTTAACGACGATCACCAGAGTGCCCGGTACAAAGCAGTCTGCAATGTGGACTTGCTCATGCCCGTGGCAGACCTACGCATGGGCGCGCAGTGGACGCTG